TTTGTGCATTGATCCCTTGTTCCCATAGAGATTATCCTTAATGTCATAAGGAGGATCAAGATACATAAAAGCACCCCAGTATCCATCCATGAGGTAGTCATAGGAATAATTGGTTATTTTCCATTTAGAAATTATCTCAGAATAACCAAGCAATCTTTCAATTCCTGGCATACCAAAGTTATTTTCTGATGCCTGTGCTGAGAAGGATGAACTCTCTGTGAGACCAGAGAAAGAACACTTATTAACAACATAGAAAGCCACAGCACGATCAAAATTTGATACATTTTGGTCATTAATCTTCTCCTTTGATTGAAGAAAAAGTTCTCTTGCTAACTCAGGAGTATTATTTGCTTTCTTTAAATCTACAAGTTCACTTTTTAAATCATACCCAAACATCTGGAGTTGTTGCCAGAAGTTTACAAGAGGTTCATATAAATCATTTACCCAAATATCTATGTCAGGGAACATTTTGGTGACATAAATTGCAACACTACCTCCTCCCAAAAATGGTTCTCTAAATTCAACATACTTATCCAGATCAGGAAGGTGTTGTGCCAGTTTTACAACTGCCCTTGACTTTCCTCCAGGGTAACGTAATGGCGTCTTAAGGTCTTTCATTTGAATACTGCAGTTACAGCAATTACTTTTGCTTTAGGATTTCTTGCAAGTGCAGTTTCCTTTGCATCTTTATAATCTTTTGCTTGAACTGTTTCATAAAAAACAGTACCAGCAACATACAACTGTACTTGATATTTCATTTAAAACTACACTCCACCATAATTTCAGTTAATGCTGCTAAAAGATTAATCTCCTGGTCAGCCACGAACGCAATTTGGTATTGGTACTTAGCAATAATAAGAACGGCAGCAGGGATAGTTTGGGGTGAAAGACAATTATAGCAGGCGTCATAAACCCTGCGAAGAACGACACCAGGATCGTTGTCCAAGTTGGAGACCACCCACTTTCTGACTTCAGGAAAGTTTTTACTTTTGAGATGAATGATAAGGTCATTTACGGCAACATCAGAAAAAGATGCAAGAACTCCACTATCTATCTCCCCACCAACAGAGTATCTTTGACATTCATTTAGCACTCTCCTCCAATCAGGAAAGTGTTTATTGATTAATTCTGCAAGGACTTTTGGATCATATTTGATGCCCTCTGCATCCAAGATGTCTTGAATACGCTTGAAGAAGGATCCTGCCAACTGTGCTTTTTCTTTTCCTTTGATGTTGAACTCAACAACTGCACATCTGGAGTGGAGGGGTTCAATGATTTTGTTTTTGTAGTTACAGGTAAAGATAAATCTGCAGTTTTTATGAAACGTCTCAATATTAGCCCGTAGTAGGAGTTGTACGTCGTTTCCTGTGTTATCTGCTTCGTCAATGATGATGACTTTATGTTTACCAGTTCCTTGAAGTGAGACGGTCGAAGCAAAGTTCTTTGCTTGGTTCCGTACCGTGTCCAAAAATCTTCCTTCATCAGACCCATTGATGACATAAAAATCTACTCCTAATTCATTACATAGTGCTTTTGCTACTGTAGTCTTTCCAACTCCTGGAGGACCACAAAGAAGCAAGTTTGGGATTTCACCCTTATTTAGAAAATCACTAAAGGTTTTCTTAATGTTTTCTGGAAGGATACAATCTTCAATTTTTTTAGGGCGATATTTTTCTACCCAAATAATATCATCACGCATATTCATAAATCCAATTTGGCATTCTATTAGGAACTTTTAGGTAATTGTCCTTTACCCAAGGTTTAGATGTAATATACTTTTGATATGCTGTTGGAGTATCAATACTTTCATCAAGTTTGAACTCATCAGGCATAGCACGAGTAAAAGATTTTACATTCTTGTAGATACCAATAGTATCACAAGTTTTATCTGTAAAAATAGATTCTGCTGCATATATGCCATCATGGCAAGCATGAGTTTTCCCATACCTATGAGTATATTCATTACACAGAGCATGACCATGCCTGATTAACCAGGCAAGGTTTTCATAGGATTCTGCTGCCCATTGAGTGCAAGGATGATTTCTAAATGCTCCTTTCTCTGTACTATAAGGAGTTCCATCTTTTTTGGGAATAGTTCCCCAATTATAATACCATTTAGAATAAATGATAGAAACCATTTGACAGGTTTCCAAAGGCATTTTCACAATGTGTTTGTCTGGAAGTGATACTGCAGAAAGCACAGGACACACATCAGTCACAAAAATATTCATAATATAAAAAAATCAAATTAATTAGCAAAGGTACTGTCAGGTTCCAAAGCAACAAAGTAAATTAGATTGTACTTTTGATTGGTAAATTTTGCAACATTCTTTTGAGAAATCACAACATCATAAGAACCAGGAACAATCTTAATATTTTCAACCTTAAAGTTAAAAACAAACTCAGAATCAGTTTCACCAACTACAAGTGAATACTCATTAGAGGTATCATTATTCTTATCCCTTACCACCAAACGAATAACACCAGCACCACCAATTACAGACAAATCAGTAAGCCCATATACACCAGATGCTTTGAGCAATTGACTCAATTGCGAATGGTCCAATTGAAAACAAACATCCTGTGTAGGAAGGTCCATATTCTTGTCTGGAGGAGAAACAATCACCTCAGGGTCTGCATAAAAGTATTTTACCCTACGCTTACCTTCTTTAATTGTGATGTAAGCATCATTACCAAAATCCAAATCTGGGTCTTTGTGAAGGCTTAGTCCACCAAGGAATTGGTTCAAATCATAGATTGCAATATCCTTTGGGAATTCTTCTTCTACTTCTGCTTCAGCAAAGATATTCTTCATTACAGAAATAGTTCTAATTTTAGAACCTGCCTTAATAAGAATAGATTGATTGATAGAAGAAAAGTTCTTCAGGATGTTAATAGTATTTTCAGAAAGTTTCATAATTTGAGGTTTTAGTTTCATTTGTTTTCAACAAGATTAAGATGATTAATCAAGAGAATAGTATAGTGCAAAACTTTAAACAAGTCTGCTCGTGGTGTTCCTTTGGTATCATAACGATCAATATACTTGGTTACATTACCAGCACAAAATCCTTCACGCCTATTGTGCTTAATTTTATCTAATGTTTGTTCAGTTCCACCACCAGTCCTATCAACATAATGCTGACTGTAGGTGCTGGAAATATACTGTTCAAGTTGATTTAGGATTCTGTCTTCATTATATTTCCAAAATCCATTTTGGTTTTCATTATTAGTCATATCAATAGTAAATTCAAACATAGATTATAGTTCTACCCTTTAATACTACCATTTAAAGAGTCAAGAGTCAACCATAACCCCAAATCCCTTTTGTTTTTGAAACTTAATAGTCCTATCAAACTTATCAAATAAATCATCTACCTTATGAGAAATTACAAATGTATTAGAATCACTAATGATATACTTGATAATTTTGGTAAAGTAATCTGTTCCAGATTCATCCAAAGAACTATCAAATACTTCATCTAAGATTAATAGATTTGTATTAATAGAGTTCTTAAGTTTAGCAACTTCCCTCCAAGTAAACAAAAGAGCCAAATCTATTCTCATCTTTTCCCCTTCACTAAAAGAAGAATAAGAAAAGTCCTCATAAATTGGATTTAATGATTTTTCATTAAACTCCTCATCCAACGTAAAGTTTACAGGAAACTCCATTATTTCAAGAAACTTGTTTAGGTTATGATTAATAATTGGAAGATATTTTTTAATAATTTTTGTTTTTGCTCCATCATCTTTCAACAAAAGATGAATAAACTCATAGTTTGAAAGTTCTTCTTTCCTTTCTGCTATATCTGTTTGTATATCATTCAAACTTTGTTTTAAGGAAATTAACTTTTCATATTCAGTATCTGTATTTTTATTTCTAGAAATAAGTCCTTGAATTTCTTCTTGTAGATTTTTGATTTGTTTTGTAAGTTCAGAAACTTTAATATTGTTACTATTAATTTCATCATTAAATTTAGTAATTTCTTTTGTAATTTCTAAAAATTTAGATTCATTATTTTGTTCTTCTTGTATGGTTGCTTCAAGTTCATCACAAGCAGATTTAAGTTCTGTTGATTTTTTATCAATATCAGCAATTCTATTCAATCTAAACTTTTCATCAAGTTCTTGCGTGCAGGTAGGACAAACCATATTATCTTTAAAGAAGGTTTGTTCCTCAGTAATATTAGATACTTTCTGAAGTAATTTTATTTTTAAATTTTCAAGTTTTTTTAATTTTACAAAAGAATTTGAAAAAATTTCTAATTCTTTTTGTTTAGTATCTACAGAACATAAAATAGATGCATTTTCTACATTTAAACAATCCACCACAGTTTCAATAGACAGTTTCTTTTCTTCCTTTTCTTTTATATCAGCAGAGTTTCTTTTTTCTAATTCTGCAATAAGATTTTCTTGTGATTCAATTTTATCTTCTACATTATCTTTCTTATAAGAATATTCTTTAATCTCATCTTTCAACTCCTTAATCTTAAACTTAGAAATATCATTCATAGAAGAGAATACTTTGATATCAAGCAAATCTTCTACAACTTCTCTTCTATGTTGAGAAGACAGTTGCATAAATGGCACGAAGTTTGATGACCCAAGAACTACAATCTGCGTAAAAGATTTGTAGTTGAGTTTTAATACAGATTGCTCCAACCATTTTTGCTGGTCATTAGCAGAAGCAAGTTGGTCTAATATTTTTTTATTTTTATAAACTTCAAATATATTTGGTTTAATTCCCCTAATCAATTTCCAATTATCTTTACCTATACTAAAGTCAACTTCAACAACACATTCTTTTTCATTAATGCTGTTGACTAATTGAGTTTTACTAATCTTTCTAAAAGGTTTATTGAACAACACAAAGGTCAGAGCATCCAGCATCGTGCTCTTACCTGACCCATTATGCCCAACAATAAGGGTAGAGTTTGTTTTATCTAATTCAATCTCTGTAAACTGATTCCCAGATGATAGAAAGTTTTTAAATCTTAGAGTTTTGAACTTTAACATAATCAGGTGGAATCACAATATCATCTTGAGTAATTATAGCATATTGGTAGTTCAAATGGTCACAAGCCATGAAAGCAACTTTAGCATCAACTTCAGTAACTTCCATATCAGGATATTCAAGTTCTTCTAACATATTGAGGTATCTGACTGCATCATCTTCTTCCTCAAAGATATAAAGAACTTTTTCGCCGTATTTATTCTCTACTGCATATGCTCCTTCAGATTCATACCCTGCAACTGTTAGTATATACATTATTGTAACTGAAATGACTCTTTATAAATGGATTGAATCAAATCTTTAATCCTACTCTTATTTAACTTAATTTCAGATTCATCAACATATCTTTTTAACAGCGTTAGAGTATCTTCATTTTCAACTTCTTCATCAGCATCAAAATCAGAATTAATTTTTATACTTTCAATAATCTTCAATTCATAAGGTTCTATTTTATTAAGTTTATCTAAAAACTTTTCATACTTTTTATGATCTGTTTTATTCTTAACTATTAACTTTACAATACAACCTTCATAAGAAGACAAATCTTCCTCTACATTATCTTCATCATAGTAACATATTTTAAACATTTCATATGGATTATCAATCCTTGTTAGTTCATATGTATCTGTATCAAAAATAGTAAATCCTCTTCTATCATCATAATCAGACCAATACAACTGATAAGGATTTCCAAGATAAAAGATTTTACCATCATCATTTCTCATATGATAATGTCCAGAGAATACCCTATCAAACTTATTGAATGCTCCTCTGTCCATTCCATGCTGCTGTAAGTTGGTCTTATTCACATAGAACCCACTTAGTTCCAAATGTCCCATAGCAACCCTTGCAGGGGTATTTTTGATTGCCTCAAGAGTTTCCTGTTCACTCTCTGGTGTAATCCAAGGAATAAAGAATAAATCTTGTTCACCAACTTGTACAGTAGATGGTTTATCGTACACTTTAATATTCTTATATTCATTCAACAACAACATAGGACTGTTGAGTTTTGTAGTGTTCTTATAAAAGATATCGTGATTGCCTAAGATTACATGAACCTTATATTTTTTCAAAGGTTCAAGAATAACTCTTTTAGTCCAATCAATACTCCAATAATCTGTAGATTTCCTATTATCAAACATATCACCCATATGGATGACTGTATCAATCTTGCACTTTCTTAGAGTTGGAAAAAATACTTCTTTGTAAAACTTTTCAAAATACTCATGAAAAACTTTATTTCCTTTGCGGAAGTTAAAGTGGCTGTCAGTCAAAATTCCTATTTTCATTATTGAAATCTATAGTTAATACCATCTTTAATACCATTCATATCTGAATAGTCACCACCCATATCAGATACATCTGCAGTGAATACTTCATCATATCCACATCTTTCAATAATCTTCGACTTAATTTCTAATTGTTTTTTTTCTTTAGCAATTCTTCTTAAGAATGCATAGTAAACAATTTGAGTGAAGTAAGCAAAGGGATTTGTTCTTGTTGTATCAAAATTATGAATGTATTGAACACAATTTTCAATACCATCACAAATCATATCATCCTTA